AACCATGTCAAGACCTACAACCAACTCTACGTCTGAGCTAGGGCCAAGAGCACCACCAAGCTGAGATGTGAAGTAAGTCTGGTACTCCTGAGATTCACCCAGTTCGTCCATAGCATGGAGATTAACGCCGAAGATCCGGGTGATCATGCCGTCGTCGCTAGACACATAGATTTCTCTACGTGTAACTTCGTCAACAATGTCAACACCCCAGTTTCGAATATCTTCCAGAGCTTCTGGGCTAAGGTAAACATCGGTCAATCGGCCTCTTGTGATAGAGGCAGAATTGCCTCCAGCATTACGTCGCATAATACTCTTCAGGAGAGAAATCAGGCGTTTCGTAAACTGGCCAGCAGCAGCATCAGCATCATAAACCATGATGTTACGGTCAGTACCTGCGGCAAGCAGCGTATGGAAACAGTCATCATTAATCTTCTTAATGAAGCCAGCTTCCAATACCTTCAATGCACGAGCAGCAACGTCCCAACGAGCATCACGAGCATATCGAGCCAAAAAGTCGATAGAGCTAGCAATACCATAGGTAGGAACCTGAACGTAGTCGCCTTCGACTGCTCGTTCTGGAATCCGACCGTGGCCGGGATTGGTATATGCAACGAAGTCAACTTCGTCGCCGGGATTCAACAGATCGAGTGGAAACTCGGCTGTCGTATTGGTATCGAGAATAAGCTTGTCGAAGATCTGAGAGACTACGTCTCCGACCAGAACAGCTTCTCGCAGAGGAGTTTGGAAGGCAAGAGCCATTTGCTCCTGACCTGCCAATGCTGTAGCTGGAGACGTACTACCAGACTGCCGCAGCATTTCGATAAATTCTGGATTTGGTTTAACAAATGACATTAATATTCTCCTTTAGAGATTGATTGAGACTTTAGCGAAACCGTCAGCATCCTTAGAACTAAGGAACTGACCAATCAGTTTACGTCCACCACCGGAAGTAGTTCCGATCAGGCCCGTACCTGCGTAATACGCATCGGCACCACCTACTGGCGTACCTTGAATAGAATCGGTAATTACATATCCCTTACGGAGAATAGTCACTTTACCACCCTTTTGAACTTCGTCTTTGTGCTGATTCAGGTGCTGACGAGTCAAGTCAAGATTGACTACATCATTCAGCAGAATACCCAGAGGATATACACCAGAATCATTAGCTTGCTTTTTACACAGAGCGACTGCACTATCCATAGCTGCTCCAGAGCCAGCAGTATCAACAGATACTACAATCCCGCGAGTAGCCGTTTCATTCATGAAGAAACTGATGTCAGTTTGCAGTTCTTCTCGATCACCTTTAAGTGCCATTTTTAACCCCTTATTTCAAGTTTTTAGTAGTTTCAAGGACGCTGTTTCGCAGCCACTGTGAGGCTACGCTGATCTTGTCGTTAACAGAATCTTCTAAAGCAACAACCGAAGCTTCTACTTCAGTTACAGTTTCAAGAGCTTCAGTTTCTTCGACTTCAACCGGCTCAGCATCCTCTACAGGGGCCGGTTCACGCACAATCAAAGCAACAACCATGTCAAACATCTCATCAGATGCCTCGGCAAACTTAGAAATAAGGTCATTAGCCTTATCTTCAGTAGCTCCAGCACCAATCAAGGCGTTCTTTCGGGCCATAGCTTTCACGTCTGCAACCATCTTCTGAAGTTCCTGACTCAGCGTCAGTTTCTCCTGAGCGACAGCAGCAATCGTGTTTTCTAGCTCGCTAACTTTAGCTTCCAAAGATGTGATGCTAGCTTTATGCAGATCAATCTCAGAGGCTGAAGTAGCAAGGCTCGCTTTCGCGGTAGCTAGTGAGCTTTCCAACTCACTAACAAATGCTGAATTATCTTCAGGCATCATATTCTCCATTGCTAATGTGGTAAAAATAGCCGCAACGGGCTTAAACGGATCAACTTCTTTTGGAAGTATGATGCTGCGTGGGTTAGCTGGTTGATCTACGAGACCTTTACCAGAAAAACATAGGTCTCGTAGTAATCGACCAATTTTATAACCTTGGTAGTCACCAGTCCCACCATAGCATCGAAGATGCTTAGTTAGGAAAGAAGACTCTTCAGTTCTAGCTAATACTTTGGCATCACCATCAGGCGATACTAATGCATAATCGAAATTTCGAAATACGCACTCCATAGATACAGCTAATTCGCCCGCTTCAATCTGAGAGATGAGTTTATTAACTCTATCCGACTGGTCCGGGTCCGACCAAGTCTTATATATAACGGCGGCAGTAACGAGATCCATCCTATCTGGTAGAGGGAGGTCGTTAAGTATGGAACCGTCTTCCAACATTGCTGCGGAAGAAATCATATGCCCTATAATATCAGTTTCAGAGTGCATATAATTAAACGGTTTATCGATAGGTGTATTGCGTGCCGCCCATAGGTCTGCCACATCAAATACATCATCGTTTTTATTCCACCCCGCCGATACTAGAATGGAATTCAAATAATAAAGATCCGACTGAGTAGGTCTATCACTAACAGTAGCTAATGATATCTGAATTTCTTCCGGAACTTCATCCAGAGATTTATGAACAACAATTGGGCAGAAAATAGCTACGCTAGTATTTTTCAATACATCGCCTAGATTATCTAAAATTTCTGCTTCATATATATTCATTTTCACCTCAATACTAAATACGCAATAAATTATATTTTTCTTTTTTTTCTTAAAACTCTTCACAAATATATGCTAAACAATTAATCTGCCTAAGCTCATCTACCGTAGGTTCTCGCTTATTATCGTCTAAAAAGGAGCGGTAAAAAGGAAGGACATCAATTACTACCTTTTTCTCCATAGCTTCTGCCACAGATGCAGGGTTGATATCGTCAAAAACCTCTAATCCGCATAGAGTTACGAACTTTATTTTTTCTAGTTCTGCCTGCTGTATAGTGTTTAGCTCTCTTAGATTTGCACAGTTATATTGGGCTAACATTACAGGGTTTAAGATAGATGAAATCTTTTTCTGTGCTTCTGTTGCCCATAAAATTGAACTAGCGAAATTTGCCTTACTTTTTGGCAAGACTCTACGTGTCTTTCTGACTGTAGTATCCTTTTTAAGCAATGGCCGTCCATTAGGCTGAACCACCTTTTTTGCTCCGGGAGGTGCTCCAGCACCGGGCACTACAGGAGGTTTGCGGGCTGTGTGGGAGGTCACATCCGAGATATTGAGCGTATCTTTTTGCAAAGCGATCTTGACATAATCAGATTCTATGTTACCATTATGGTAAGGATCTGATTTTGGAGGTATAGACCGTTTGTCACGATCTTTTTCCTCTTTGCGAATTCTAGATTCTTCAATCTCATGGGATTCCCCGAATCTTTCACGGAGCGTTTCAGCGGATATAATGTGTCGGTCAGACAACTGAATCCATAGATTCTTTTCAGCGGCTTCATCGCTAAGAATCATATTGTCGAAACCTAATTCTGCTGGAGAAGGGAAGCCCATAGCATCAGCTACTGCCTCAAACTCATTCTTCCAAAAGCTAATCAGGAGACCTCGCCCATACTCTAGCTTCTCGACCAGAGTCTTTAGGCTCAAGAAATTATTCGTAAATCCCCCATTCCCGCTTGAGGAACCCGTCATGGTCTGCGGAACGCCCAATCCACCATAGACAGCATTTAAAACTGGGCCGTACTTCTCATTGCCTAAGAAGTGATAGATTTGGCTATTAGACTCTTTAAAGTCGAGTTCAGGACCCCATACAAGGTCCATAGTGCCACCACCTACATTGCTCGCCAAAATGTCTCTCAACTTATCTACAGCGGCCCTTGTAGGGGCAATTTTATACTCTAAATTACCTATACGCCATAGGCGTATATTAGATATAGCCCCGTCCAATGCTGACATATCCGCCAGCTTCATCTTCTCCATCATAGTGATATCATCTAAGATGGCATGAATCATAGGATTGGCCCATAGTGCCCAGTCATCCTTCTTGTAATGGGATATGTGTAATCGCTCAGGTTCAAGCGGAATGAATTCGGCACCATCAGTAATAGCCTGAAGTAGTGCCGGGTCTACATTTCTATTATATTGAGATTGCTTCCTATTTTTATTAGATAGGGCTGTCTTAGTCTTTTGAGGAATTCTCATTTTATATATCTTCTCGCCGCCGAAGACATCCCCAAAGTCTCCTTCTATTTCTACAGCCATAGGGTTAAGAAAATCATAGCGGAACGGAATAACTCGACGTTCAGACTTAGACATCTCTTTTTGATCAGACTTAGTGATCTTGCCATTAGCCTTGTAGACTATGACATTACCTAGCCGATATAGGATATTTAAAAAGCGTTCAGAGCGTTCTGCTCCATGAACCTTCTCCCACCAGCGACGATAAAATCGCTCAATTGGCTTACTGGTGTGGGAAATCCTAATGCCTTGGGATGCAAAATCCCCCATCAGGTCGATAACTTGTTTAATAAGTCCTACGTTATCGTATGCGTTTGAGCATTTACGCATAATAGCCTTAGTTTCACCCTCTACGCCTTCGGAAGGTCTGAAACCATAATAGTCGTTACGATTATATTCATCTCTAACAGAGATATTAGGCTCAATGCTGAGATATCGACGGCTGGAAGCCGTTGCTGTCATTAAACCTACGTACCCCTCACTAGGGTCATCCGGTGCTGGTACGGCTACTGCTGTTGGTTTTACCATTGTTTTCCCCGATTGAATCGCGATGTGATCGTCTTATGACTAGTGACTCTGTCACTAGTATATACGCGAGCTTCGCTCAGGGATCAACTAAAGTGGTGCTAAGCACCACTAGTATGACCCGTATACGTCTCCTTTGTTCATCGATTGGGTCCACCAAAGTGGTCCCACATAAGTTATCTCACTCTTGGCCCCAGCAGATCCTTTAGAGAATCCCCCATATGGCTGATAGGCAGCAGCCTCAAGAAGGCTGTAGTTTCTAGCACCCATATTCGCCATCAAGAGAGCGGAATAGCGGTCTTTACGCATCTTTTTCTTTTTATTGGCCCCCACTTTAAATTCTGGAGTATCCCAACGGTCACGCCCATTAGGAGTTTGGCTAATCTCAATAAGTGCTAATTCGTTCTTCATCTCCTCAATTTCCATCACGCAGTCTTCTAATGTATCGTAAAGTTTGTTATTAATCTTGTCTAGCTCTGCCGCTAGGCCTAAAACTATGGGGTCAAACTTCGGGAATAAGAGTACTTTGTCTTCAAAGTCCTTTCTCATCCCATGGTTAGATTCAGAAGTCCATTCAGATTTGGCAAAATTAACTAATTCAACGATGTGTAAGCCGACTTCGTCGTCAGTTGGTTTTTCCTTGTCTTCCTCTATAATCGGCCAGATAGCAAGTTCACCAGCATGCAGATTAGAAGATTCATGCAATGCTTCATTAACGGCGATACCGCCCCCCTGAGAGTCTATCATGATCCGCTCAGTCGGAAACGACCGCATTAACTCTCGGATACGCCTAGCACAATATGAGTAGAAGTTGTCTTCAGTCGTCAAACCAAGTTTAACCCGCTCTGAGTGCGTTTGCCTAGTAGTAGTCCAGCAGTGTACTATACGACGATGATCCGCGTGTAGTTCTATAATTACTATGGAGAAATTATCCACTTCAGATGCAGGGTCAACCCCCATAATATATCGCCCCGTGGGCGATCCCTTAACCATAGAATCAAACACTACTTCTCCACTAGACAAATGTATACTATTATTCTCACTTGCTACGCAAGATTCCAACAAACTGCGTTTGAAGAATCCTTGGCTATCTGACACAAAGATACAATTCATCTCCATATCGAAGATACTACTATGCACACTTGCCTTTGAGCGAGCGATATTACCCGCATCCATGAATCCTTTGGGCAATACATCATAGGGCACTCTTAAAATAGAATAGTGTTTCCAGTCAAACCCATCTGGAGCCCCTTCTGGGAATATTTCCCTAATAGACTTAAGATTGCCTTTAGAATTGATAATTTGTTTATATTTCTTCCAGTAGTCGGCAAAATGATTAAATTGATAATACGCAGTTCCGCATAGGATAATCTGATTACCCATAACAAAATCAGACTCTGTTCCAAGTAAAGAAGGGTCAATTCCTCTTTCTATTGCAGAATCTATAGCCGCCATTCTTCTTACTACATCTGCTGGAGCAGAT